GATAAGGTACAAGCTGCTGCTAAGATTGGTAATGATGTTATTACGACAGTTAAAGACGTTCGTTCTGGTAAATTAGATGTATTATCTGGTTTGAATAATCTAGGTAAAGCTATTACTGGTCAAGACATTGGTTTGATAAAAGACATTCAGGCATTTAAAGCTTCTGCTGCTGCAATTGTCAAAGAGTTTAGTAGTGCTGGTATCGCTATCCGAGACAACTGGTATTCCTTAGTAGGACATCGTGATAAAGATGGTTACGAATATAATGTTGCCATGGATGTTGCTACTACTGTAATGGATGACTTACTTGAATATGGTGATTACGATACTGCTAAGATAGCGATTAAATCTATCAACCCACAAAAGTTAAAAGAAATTACAGGTGATTCTATTGAAAAGATGTTGAAAAACTTCAGTATGAATTCTGTATTTAATCTAGGTAGAACTGAACAAGATGTTTTTAATGATGTATTAAGTACAATTGAAGCATTTGATAATGGTAATTACCTTTGGGTAGATAGAGAAAGTAATCGTAAGTTATTTAATGTTCGTTTGTTCATGAGTGCTTCTGAAGACTTTAAAAGAATTGCTAAAGTAAGTTTAGCAGATAGATTCTTTTTAGATAGCCATGTTAAAAAGTCATTGGATTATACTGATAAAGAAAATGAAGTATTATTACTACTAGGTAATGTATTCACTAACATTAGTGATTTTAAAACTGAACTTAATAAAGACTTCCCTAACTTTATCGTTAATGAAAGACAACAAACGGTTTCTATTATTTCACCAGACGCATTTAAAATTAATAACGCATAAAGATTACATTACAGTATAGCTTTCGCTATACTGTAATGTATACACATATTAACGTTCTGCTCGCTCGTCCCAGAGTAGGGCATTTAAACCATCTTTCAAGAATAGAGCACCTAGCATTTGTCCAGGTAAACTATTACTCATAACACTTGCCTGTCTTGCACTACTAAAGCTAGAAACAAAGCTTAATTGGCTATATGCCAATCTACGTTTTAAACGAGTACCTAAGTAGTATTGTTCGTTAACACCCATACCTGCTAGTGTTGCCATATAGTCCATGAATGGTGTGTCATCGTCAAAGATACCATTTGCTAAATTATTTGCTGCACCGAAAAATGCACCTGCGGCCACACCTCCTAAACCACCAATTAAACCACCACCAACCATTTTCTCAATAGTGTCTTCCAAAGAAACACCTTCTGTAATAGGCATAGCGATAATTTCTTCCATTGGTGTAATAGAGAAACTAACATTTACTGACATTAGGTTACCTTCTGGTGTAAATCCCATTGTACCATCACCACGTGTAATGGTAATAGAATCAATAGCAGCTAATCTAGATTGCATCCTACCTTTATCGTAGAATTCACAATACAATGGATTAGAGTGAGAGTGCTTACCTACAGATGCTGGTAGGGCAGCAGCTAGAATACAAGCCAATGGAAAATACACATCATTAAATGCTGAACGACGATTTGCATATCTTGCTTTTAATGTAAATGAGTAACTCGGTTTTGGCAATTGTGCTTCTGAGGATTCCCAGTATTTAGGCATAGACACTGTGCCACCACCACCAGCTACCAATAAACCACCTAGACCAACACCTTTTAAAGCACCTTGTGCAAAAGCTTTAATACCACCGACAACAGATTCAATTGTGTTAGACAATGGATCATCACCAATATTACCACCTGCTAAATCAAAGTAAGTGGAACGACCAGTAGATGACATACTGTTAATCTTTTCCATTAAAGAAGAAGTTTTGTAGTTATTAGAGAATGTTTCAGAAACTGCACCTGTATCATCTACACGGAAACTAACAAATGCACCACCTTCTCTTAACTCTTCTTCTAGGAATTTCCAGAAACCATCGTTACTTACACTATCAAAGGTTGGAGTATCACCAATGTCACCAGTTTTAGCTTTTTCGTTTTCATCTTGTTGTGGTTCACCGTCTTTATTAGGTCTATCTGAATTATACATAGCACCACCACCATCAGCTGCCATAGAAGTCCATTTAGCAATATAATCAGCCAGTTTGAAAGAGGTTCTACCATTTCTATTACGATAAGAAGTATGTAACATCTGTCTTAGGTCTAATTTAGTACCTGTGGCCATTTGAATTTCTTCTAATGTTTTATAACGCGCGTGTGCTAGTCGTTGAGCACGTGTTGCTACAGCAAATACGTCAAATTGAGCACCAGCAGAGTAACCTGTGATTTTACCTAATGCACCATCTAAGAATTGGTTAATGTGACCATTACCACCGTATGTATTAGGCCATAACGCTTTCATTGCTTTGGCGTTATTTTCATCCCATTGCATATCGTCTTCACCAAGAGACAGATCATTACCATTTTCGTCTGTACCAGTACCACGATGAATTAAACCTAAATCTACTAAGAAGTGGTTACAAATGGTTTGTACGGATGACCAGTATAATGGCATATTTGGTTTCAGATAAGCATACTTAGATGTTGGTACACGTAAGAAGAAGTTCTTTGCTTTACCCAGCATACCAATCAAAGCTAAGGGCCAGGTAATAATAGAAACAGCATTACCAACTAAACGACCTAATTTAAATAATAAAGTATTAATCAAACCTTTATTAATAAATGCTGCTGCACCTGGGTGGAACATACCAAACAAATAACCAGTTAATGAGTTAAATGCTAGTGTACCAAACCTAAATGTTACTTGTCTATAGTTATCATCAAATGTTTCTGAAAAGTATGGACTTAGACCATCGTCATTTGCACCTTTTCTTGCTTTTAACCAGTGCGTATCTGACATAGGGTCTGTAAACAAACAAGGTTGTGGTAAAGGATTAATGACCAAAGAACCACCTGGTGCAGTGTCTTGGAATTTAGAGTCTGATGTACTCCATGTTCTGGTCTCTAATGATGCGCCATCTAATGTTTCTTGGTTAATCATGAAGATACTGCGTACCCAGTTTTTATCGTTAAAATAGCTTGATTTACTGGGTTCTATCTTCCCATCTATTTCACGTACTCTCTTTTGTACGTCCTTATAAGGATTCATGTTACTCATGTTTTACTCCTATTTATCAATCATAGAAAATAATAGACTACCAGTGTGTAAACACTGGTAGTCTGATTACTTTATTGATTACCTTTTCTCATGTTCACTGGTGATTCACTTAAATTTGGGTTTGTTCTAAACTCATTAGAATAATTCACTTTGTCTCTAGCGGTACTTTTAGAATCCTTAGCGGAAATTTCTTTTTTACCTTTCCTTAATTCATCTAAAATATCTGTCAAGAGTTTAGTTTGTTTCTTATTCTCTTTAAGTATATCTTCTGCAACAGAGTTAATATTCTTAGAATGTTCTACTGACTTTTTAGTTGCTTGTTCAGAAACGTTCTTCATTTCAGATACATTAACTTTATCCAGTTCGGCTTTAGCTGTTTTCAATGCGGTATCCAGAACAGAATGGTTATCCATTTGTTCTTTATATTTTCTACGAGCTTCTTTAGTTTTATTTAAAGTAGTTTCTACCATGGTAGAATCACTTCTTTCACCAAAGTGTTTTAGAATATTTCGGATAGAAGATTGAAGTTTTGCTACATTGTCTTCTGGTTTGTTTGCTGAAGTACCATCTGAATTTAAGTGTCCATTGGTTAGTATGCTAAGGTCAGTTACCATACCTGTTAAATCGGATATGTCACCTGTATTAGTGGATTTAGTAATGTGTACTTCATTCTCGCCTGACTGAGATTTAGCCAAAGCATTTTTCAATGAAGTCTTAGCATCTAAACCACCTAAATCACCTGTAGATTTAGAACCAGTTTGTATTTTAGGAACACCACCTAAAGTAGATTTTGATACTGTGTTCTGTTTAGCCATTGGTTTTGGTCTTGGTTTCTTAGCTTGGCTATCACCAGTTTCTTTACCTTCAATGTTTTGTGGTTTATTATTAGCTACTTGTTGCGGTACTGCAAAACCAGCACCATTACCACTAACGCTAATAACTTCACCATTTGCATTTTCAGGATGACGATATACATATACTGCACCAGGTCTACCATATACACCTGTACCATGGAAGAAGTCTGAACAATATCCTTTAGGGTGTACACTAGTACCCACGTTAATGGCGATATGACCATGAACTGGAGATGAAGGACATCTATCCCAAACGATAACGTCACCTACTTTAGATATACTAGAAATACCAGCTTGAGTAGTTTGACCTACTAATTTAAAACCAAGTCTAGCTAACTCACCATTTCGATGATACATATAAGCAGATTGTTGTCTATTGACTTTAAAACCACCGGCAATCAAGGCAGATGCAACATAAGCTGCACATCTGTGTTTTGATGTTGCACCACAGTTTTTAGCCATCCAAGCAATAGCTTTACCCATTCTAGAATTAGGTGTAATTTTAACATTTGCATTTGCTAATGGATTTGGACCAGAAAAACCAGTAATATCATTACCATTATCTGTCTTAGAACCATTATAACCATATTGAGAATAATGGAATGCTGCTTGGTTAATTTCACTAATTCTTTGTTGTTTTTGAGCAGCCGTTAATCTGTTGTCATTAAGAATAGCTTGTCTAGCAACAGCATAGGATTGTTGTGCTTTGACTTGAGTATCTCTAGATATACCACCTCTAAAACCAGTACCATCACCTGTTGGCATTGAACCAGCAGTGGTATTTGTGCCACCAATTGGAACATCTACACCGAATGAGCGATGTTTGGCAAACATGTTATTGGTTAACTGTGCACGCACTTGACCAATTGTACCAGAATAAGAAGGATTTGCTCTAGCTGCTTGTGGGAACAATGAAGCAAATGAAGCATTATCACCTGCTTGTAAGGCTTTTCTTGCGCCACCTAAGCCTAAGAAGTGTGCTAAATAAGCATCACCTGGTTGGACGTTATTAGATACTTTTCTCAATGCTTCAATATTGTCTTTAACATACTGGGCACCTAAGATGGCATTCGCTGCACCATTAGTAGCAGGAGTACCAGCAGGGATATTATATTTAGGACCATATTGTTTTAACATTTGTTTCCAAGTACCATCAAGGAATTGGAATAAACCAGTTGCACTAGAACCTTTTGCTCTAATACCAGGTTGGAAACCAGATTCTTGAGCAGCCATACCGGCTAACAAACCAGGGTCTACACCCACTACCTTAGCAGCTGCAATGATAGTATCTTTTACAGCACCCCAACTACCAGAGCCAGTAGGTTGTGGTACATTGGCTAAACTACCACCTGCACCATCACCAGTTAAGGCTTGTATGTTTGCCATAGTGCCATTAGCTAAGTTAGATGCAACATCGGTAGCAGCATCTAGAGCTGATTTATCACCATTCCACCAAGCTGAAACATTTTGCTTAATACTATCCCAAGCATTTGCTGTTGTATTCTTAAATGTATTCCAAAGATTAGAACCATAATCTTTTACCTTATCCATGGCACTAGATAATTGTCCCATGACGGTTGATTTATTGGCTTCTTCAATAGCTTTAATCTTACCTTCAGAACTACCTTTAGATTCTACATCTTTTTTCAGATAATTAATATCTGCATCAGCTGATGCCTTATTGGTATTTAGTGTATAACCTTCCCATGGTGAAACAGTACATGACCATACGGAACCGTATTTACCTTCACTGTTCATCATGGTTGTAGCAATAGCCATTTGTTCAGATGGTCTAGCACGAGAAATAACAAAGATATCTGTAGTATTCAATACTGAACGTACACCATTCATTAAGTTCAAGAATGCTGGTAAGAAACGACCACCAATATACATAGTCAGTCTTTGTAAACCAGAAGTATCGTTTTTATCAATACCAAATAAACCACAGGCTTTAATGACTAACTCTGCTATATCGCCTTTATAGGTTGCTTTGCCTTGAGAAATAGTTACGTTTTCTTTAACCATTAATTCTAAACGAGCTAATGTATTAATACGGTCTGATTCGCTTAAGCTAGATAAACCATATGTTTTATAACGAATAGCATTAAATGGGTCGTAACCATTTTGAGTAGGAGCTGTTTCAGTAGTATCGGATTCAAACAAACCAAAAGTACCAGCTAACCCAGTAATGATACCAATGCCTGGGACAGCTGCTAATAAGCTAAACTTACCAGCCCCTTTAATAAAGTCTGTTACAGGTTTACTCTCAGTCGCACTGGCTGCTAATGCACCACCTGCGGCGGCTGCTGCTACACCTACACCCATTTTACCAATATCTTTAGCTTTTGATTTATCTAAACCTTCTTCTATCTTAGCAGTTTCAGCATCTTTCTTAGATTGCTCTTGTAATCCATTTGCCATTGCAGCACCTTGTGCAAACTTAGCGCCTTCTGGAGTGGATTTAATCTTAGCTAAAATATTATCAATAAAGCTAATTGCTTGGTCACCTGAACTATTAATAGCAGCATCTTTAAATGGAGATTGTGTAGAATTATACTCGCCTGGTTTTGGTTTAATACCTACGTAGTATTTATACTCTTCTTGGTCTTTTAAATCATAAGCATCTTCAGCACTGTTTTTAGGATTAATACCTTTTAACACACTCATGGTTTTTGTAAACACAGGTTTAAACCTAGAGTTATACCAGTACATCCAGTTAGCTGTATGTTCTTGATCCTCTTTATCAACATCGAATAATTCCATTACATCTTCAATGTCTAATTTAGATTCATCGATAGAAATCTGTCCATTAACATAACGAACAGCTTCATCTAACATATTCTCAAACTTCAGAATAATCTTAGCTTTCTTCTCATCTTCATCTGGATTAAAACCATACATTAACAAACGTGCTTTTACTTTGTCATTAATTTTGGTATCGTTTTTCAATAGTTTATAAAGACCATAACCTACGGCACCTACGGCTGCTGTACCTAAGATAGCCCAACCAATTGGGTTAGTAGCTAAGAATGTAGCCGCAGTACCTAAACCGCTGGCTAAGCCACCTAAACCAATACCTGGAGTCATTGCAGCAGATAGAGCTAAACCACCCGCATCCCATGCGGCATCACCGAAGTTACCTTGAGCCAGATTACTAGCCATGGATACACCAGATGTTACCATACCAAGACCACCTAGGAATTTACCACCTAGTTTAGTAGCACCACCCATGAGCTTACCAGCTAAACCACCTTTGGCTAGGAATCCACCGGCTGCTTTTGCGCCAGTACCTACAGCTTTACCGCCACCTACTAGTGCACCACCAATTTTAGCAGCAGTACCTAATTTACCAGGTAAGAATTTAGCAGCTTTACCTAATACACCACCAGCCATTTTACCACCAGCTGATGCTGCTTTGCCGCCGCCTTTTAGACCCATTAAACCTAGTACACCAGCACCTACTGTTTTAGCACCATCCCAAAGTGTACTTAGAAAACCACCGCTCTCTTCTTCCTCTTCACCATCTTTATCTTTTTTCTTTTTACCTTTACCAAAACCAAATGGTAAAAGACTTGCAATCATAGAGGCCAATCGGAAATCTCGCTTAGCTTGTTTTTCATCTTCAGCTTTTTCTTTCTTCTCTTCTGCTCGTTTCTTACGGTTATCAGCCATGCCATTTTCACGTAAACCATCACCATCTACATCACCTAAAGTACCGGCAGGTAGTGGAATACGTTTATCTAAGAGATTATAAATAGCATAGAGATATCGATTGGTATCGTTAACTAAAGCAAGATTCAGGAACATACCATCCATTGCTGATTTTACTTTACCAATACCTTTATCGAAACCAGATTTAAATCCAGAAGCAGCACCAGATAAAACAGCCCAACCAATCTTAGCTGCACCTACAGCTAGATTAAAACCAAATCGAGCTAATTTAAATGCACCTACGGTAGTCTTAACACCTAGGTTAACTGTTTTAGAAACTAAGTTACCAGCCATAGTGGATAATTTCTTAGCTACTAATTTACCCATTGTACCAATCTTATTACCGTATTTATCTACTAAACCTTTTTCGATTTCTTCTTGGGTAACAATGATTGTAGGTGTACCAGTTTCTTGCATTTGTCTAACATCGTAAATTGGGCCTATCATTTTACGAGCGTCAGTTACGTAGTCATTTGCACCTTCATCGTAATACATTCTGTCTTTGATATCACGAGCAAGCATTACTGGGTTTTTCAAGTCGCTAGGTAAGTATACATCTACTTGTAAAGCGTTAGCATATCCTTCTTTTACTCTACCGTAAAGATTATGTTTCTTAGCTAACATATGTCCTGCTGCAAGAATAACACCTGCTGGGCCTAATAGTGCTGCACCTAATGCTAAGCCACCTAATTTACGAAGTACTTTTTTCTCTTTAAACCAATTCATTGCTTTTACAACAGTTGGTTTATTCTTAAACATTACAATAGAATCTTTAAACTCATCGTAGGTTAATAAGAGATTACCTTCTTCATCGTAAATTGAACCTTGGATGTCTTCCCATTTTTTAATGACTTTACCTTCAGCTGTACGGTATTTACCCATCATGAAATCTTTGGCTTTTAAGATAGGTTCAGGTGTGCCTTGTTTATAGACATCCATGAATTTATCTTTAAGTTTATTTGATTTATCGTTATAAAAGTCTTGTACATTTTTCATGTACTTATCTTTATTATCTCTAAATAAATCAAGAGCACCACCAACAACACTAGAACCTAAACCTAATGCAGCAGGCATACCTGTTCTAAATGGCCATGTACCAATACCCCAAAGGAATTCTGCGTTTTGTCTAAGCAAGGATTTCTTTTGGTCTTCTATTGATTCATTCGGTTTAGGAGGACCCATTACTTGGCGTTTACGTCTAAAAATATTATTAGCAAACTGCCACCAACGCTTACCTGTTTGTGTAGTAGGGTCACTATTCTCTACTTTATCCGAAATAGCCAATGAACTTAAAGTATCCAATTTCTGTACAGCTACTTTTAAATACAGATTGGTTAGAGTTGTATTATCAGCAATGATTTCTAAATTAGATTTACCTTCCTTATTTCCACCGATTTGGGTATTAAGTGTATTCTTAATAGAATCAAATGCGTTAGATGATTTTTCAGCAGTTCTTCTGAACATATTAATAAAACGTTGGATAGCTGAAGGACCACCCATGTTTTTAACATCTTCTTGGTTGATAACGTATTCGTCTTTATGTACAACACCTGCTAATTCATCTTCTGAATTACCAGAAGTAGATTTACCTGTATAACCACCAGTAGCAAAACTACCCATTTCTTCTAAATCGCTTATAGACATCGGTAAGTTTTTACCATGAGGAGATGATAGTAGTTTTCTATTTGGGTCGTAAGAACCACTTGTATAACGATTTAAGATTCTTTGACCAAACATACTCTTACCAAAAGCACCTGCTCTTCTTTGTGTCGTATTAGCTAATGCACCATTAGAATCTAGTTTTGTATTTCTAAATAAGAATTGGTTATCATCATCGTCACTGTAATAGTTTCTTTTAATAGATTTGAAATCATCATTAGATAATTCACTCAATCCACTCATGAATTTTTCATAACCAATTTTACCATTTAAAGAAACCAAACCATTTCTTCTTAAGTAATCTAATTGACCAGTAGCTGCTAAATTATTAATTAATTTAATATTTGGTTCTAAAGACTTAGAAGCATTATTAATAGCACTATTAATATTACTAATCTCGTCACTACCAGTATCTAAATCTTTCTTATCTAATTCTTTAAATTTGTTTGCAATTATCTTGGCTTTTTCTTCACCAAGTAATGTAGAGAAAGTATCTGGATTAGATAAGAGTTCTGGTGTTAATGGATTTCCTGATTTACTATAGGATATTAAGATTTGACCTACTAAATCAGCATCAGCTTTAGTAAAACCATTTCTGTATTCTAGCTTACCAATCTTATTGCGTCCATGTAATTCTAACTTAGTTAAGATATCATTACCTGTATTCTTAAATGTATTAGCAGCACTTTCACCAATGGCTCTTAGTGATAAATCTTTCTGAATAACAGAACTCTTTTGGAATGAGCCTGTAGCGTGGTTATAATCTAAAAGCTCGGCAGGAGCACCTGTTCTTAACATGGTGATTTCACGTAAAATCCTAGACAAGTATCCTGGGATAATAACGTTAACCGATTTATTCACTAATCTTTGTTGGCCTTCTGGTGTATTAAAGTCTTTATAGCCATTTAAGTTATCTACTGTAATGGCTTTAGCTTTATCAGAAGCCTCATCTACGTGCATCTTTAACCAATCTACACCATTTAGGAGGAATTCTACAAACCCATTTGATTCTTTCTCACCACGTGTACCGTCAAAGTTCTCTGTTCTAGAACCAAATAACTTGATTAGTTTTTCTTCGATAGCTTTATTACCTAACATCTTAGATAATTCAGGACCCATGTTATTCTTAAAGCGATTTAACTTAACACCACCTTCTAATATCTTATCCCCGTACTTATTACCTCTCATTCTCTTTCTTAGTGATTTACCTATTCTATCACCGGCTAATGCTAATAAAGAACCAGAAGCTAAAGAAGAGGCTCTACGGGCTTTAGATTCACCAAAGCCATCGTCTTCTTCTGTTAAACTATCCATACCATCTTCTAGAAATGGAAATAGTGCTTCAGTAAGTTCGTTTAAAGTACCAACGTGTTGAGCAATATTTTCGCCAATATTCTTAGTGAATCTATCTAGGAAACTAGAAGAAATACCACCAAAGAATTTCTGTTTAGCCTGTTGTTTCAATGCTTCTGTATTTTTCATTTTAACATAATCAGGTAAACCGGTATTCAACTTAATATCGTTTAATGTTTTCAATAAAGTAACATTAGAAGTCGATTGGTTATGATAAATATCACTTAACACATGTAATTGACGGATACCTAATTCAATCGATTTACGATAATAATTAAATGTATTAGTATTACTAAATAATACAGATTGGCGCAATGATGCATCTACTGACGCTAATACACGATATTGACCTTCAAAACGTGTTGTTTCAATAGCATCTTTAGCTAACTCTTTTTTCTCGTCAATTGCTTTTTGTTTTTGCTGTACTTTAGTCTGTAAACTAAATAATTCACCTAGAGTTTGATTGATAGAATCGTCTCGTTTAGACTCTATTGATTCTTGCTGGTTATCGTATGAATCTTCAGCTTCACCAGCTACCTTATTTAATAGACTAGATAATTTGGTTAAACCATTTCTATCAGCAGCAGGAATCGCTTTACGTAAAAGATTCTGTGTTTGTTTTTTAACAGAATTAAGGGATTCTAACGATTCACCGATTGTGTATCCTAAGTTATCTTTTGCATTGGATACTTCTTCAAATACTTCGCCGTAGGATTTAGGAAGTACTTTAGTAAGAATTGTCTTCATCCCTTGTTTAGAGATGACTGCATCCGATATACCTTTAGCGACATCCGCTGTGGCATTTAATGTTGGAGAACGATTGGATTTATTCTTTTCAAAATCCATTGATTCCCCATCGCCAAAGAAACTAGCGTCATCCATTTCGTCATCGAAATCAAAGTCGAAGTCGAAATCATTATCCATTGCCATGGCTTTTTGGACATTCTTCTTTTTTCCAAACATGATATAATGCTCCTGTTTGTATTTTATTAAAAATTTATATACTCCAATTATATTATTGGGATTTCATAACTTTACGCCTAACTGGATGTTAGGCTACTCTCATTATAAGGAATAATTCTTATGGATGAAAATTACAATAAGAAAGTAAAGGCCAGAACACCTTTTAATCTTTCTTTACTTAATCTAGATTCTGGAAATATTTATAAACAATTAGGCAAAGTTACTTCTGGTAATATGTTCGATGGTGCTAACTATAACTTGCACCCAGAAGGTCTTTGGTCTAATGAAATCTTTGGTCCTGTAGGCGACCCATTGCGTTTAAAGAAACAAGCCTACATGGATTTAAATGTAGAGATTCTACACCCTTTGGTTTATCGTGAATTGATTTCAGCAAATAAATTACTTGACGAAATTATGGCAGGTACTGCATTCGCTGTTTTTGACGAAGAAACCAAACAGTTTGTTCGTTCTAATGCGATTGATGGTGAAACAGGTTATGATTTCTTTTTTAGAAATTTTGATAAGTATCAATTACCAGATACTGGTTCACCTAAAAGACGTGAGACTATTAAGTTAATTGAAAAGAATAAAGACATTCTAAAGATTAATAAGTTTATTATTCTACAAGCTGGTTATCGTGATGTGGAATTTAAAGATGGTCAGATTTCCCATGATGAAGTAAACCAAATTTATCGTGAGTTATTATCTCTAGCTTCTTCTATCGGTAGTACTTCGCATAAATCAAACATGGCTTTATTAAATAATACACGATATGCTATTCAGAAGACTGCTTTAAAATTATTCATGTACTTAGGTGAAATTACAGGTCATGGTAAGAAGAAATTAATCCAAGGTAAATGGGCTTCACGTAACGTATTCCAAACTACTCGTAACGTGATTACAGCACCTAAAGCATCTGGCCGGTTTGCACACGATAAAGATAACCAAGGCTATAATAATATTGTCGTTGGTTTATATCAGCAATTAGTATCTTGTTTACCATTTGCTATTCGTGGTATTAAGAATAGTTTCTTAAAAGATAAGTTTTCAGACCCTTTGCACCCAGTTAAATTGGTTAATAAGAAAACACTAAAAGAAGAAGATGTTTATCTTAATCAAGACTGGTTTGATGTATTCCAATCTGATGAAGGTATCCGTAAACTTATTCATCGTTTTAAACCAGATGCTGTTAGGCATAAAGCCATTGAAGTAGACGGTTATTATCTTGCTTTAATTTATAAAGGTCCTGATAATACTTTCAAAATCATGAATAGTATTACAGAATTACCGCCAGATAGAAGTAAGGAAGATGTACACCCATTAACATTTATCGAATTACTTTATATCTGTACTTATCATGAAATCAATGATACTCCAGGTTTTGCTACACGGTATCCTATTACAGGCATTGGTAGTAATGTTCCTGGCAATACAATTGTCATGACAACTACTAAGACAGAAAAACGTAAGATGTTAAATGATAACTGGGAACTAGACGATAATAGTCTAGAGTTTCTAAAATTCCCTGTATACGGAATGGATAGTTTCAATTCCATGAGTCCACCAGTGACAGCGTATAAGGGCCAAGGCGCGGATAGACGTCCATAAAAAATTAGCAATTTATGGACATTTAATGCTGTACACCTATTTATGAATTTAATTCAAGTTTTTGAATAACTTTATAGATAGGTAATTAAAATGTTAAGAAGACACAATAATAAAACTGATGATATCTTTCTGGAAACAGATAAAGACTATTATACAGTAAACATTCAAGGTGATATTTTCCACGTTGAAAAATCACTACCACCATCTGTTAAGCAAGTACTGCCTTTTGAAAAAGAAGGTGAATTCTTTGTAAATATTAGAGGCAAAGAAGTAAGAATCGCTAATATTGTTAATTTTGTATTTAAGAATACTAATCCTGATTTCTTTTGGGAAATAATGGATTGGGATATAATCTATATTGATGGTAATAAAGGTAATCTACATCCATTTAATCTTAGTTGGAACAATACCAATATTAAAGATGATGAAGATGGATTTAGATTAAT